GGAAAAGAATATTAAATAATTTACCTGGGGTAATGAAGTCAAAAGGCTCTGAAAAATCTATTCGTTCTGTAATTAATATGTATGGTTTACCTTCAACATTATTAAAGATTTATGAGTACGGTGGCCCCCAGGTTAACCCAAATAGGAAATCCAAGGTAATATATGATAGGTTTGCATATTCACTAAAAAGTAGTCCTAATGATTACATTCAGGGTACTTGGTCTCCAGCATCAGCTTCTGTTGGCCCTGTTAGATATCCTGATACCGTTGAAATGAGGTTTAAGATACCAGATATATCTAGAAATAAAACGTCAATGGTTTTATGGAATACACATAGTGGTAGTGTATCTATCTGGCTTGAACCAACCTCATCTAAACCAACGGATGGCCTTTCAAATACATCAACAAACTTTTTTCAAAAAAATGTTTATGGAAGAGTACATTTTGCCCTTAGATCTGGTTCAGGAGCATCATCAACAATGATATCAGCCTCTACAGATTACGCCCCTATATATGATGGAGATTGGTGGAATATACAACTATCAAGAAGAGACGCAGCTAAAGACCAAGATCAGTTTGCATTTACAGGGTCAACTAAAATAGCAGATCATGCTGCTCAAGATTTAAGATACCAATTATATTGTAAAAAGAAATCTGATTTTTCAGTATATGGAAAAATACCATTTAATCTTAGTTCTAGTTTGGATGTATCTGGTTCTCTTGGAGAACGAACAGCAAGTTATAATAGGGCTTGGGGTGGAACAACTGGTGATATTATAGATGAAACTGTTTTTAACACAACTAAACACTATGTTGGTGGAGGAATAGGGACAGAAGCTGGAGATGATTTTTTATCTGTAAGTGCTAGTAGTCAAACATTCTCTGGATCGTTACAAGAATTTAGATTATGGCATCATCATCTATCAGAATCTGTATTTGAAGGTAGAGTAAACTCAGCAAGATCTATGCAGGGTAGAACAATGACCGCTTCTTATGATGATAATTTGGCTAGATGGGCTCTTGGTAATGACTTAAATAAGTATAACATATCTCATTCTGTACAAATATCATCGAGTCATCCTGCATTATCTAGCAGATTTGTAAATGGATCAGGAACCACATTGAGTACTCAAGGTACTCTTTACGGTTATCAAGCTTTAGGAAAAACTGCTGGGTATTCTGAAGAAGAGGAAAGAACATTTACACTGATGCCTAAAGAAGTAGGTTTTTCTCCATACTCTGAAAAAATAAGATTAGAAGATAATTCCCTTAAAGATTCAGTATTAGCAGTTGATGCTAAATACGAAAAAAGTTCTTTTGATACTAATCCAGTAGACTCAAATAAACTTGGAATATTTTTCTCTCCAGTAGATGAAATAGATTTAGATATAGCTCATGAATTTGGACCATATGATCCAGATGATTTAATAGGTGATCCAATGGATGCCCACAGGCCTAGTTATTTAATGTTGGGTCATGCACGAGATCATTATTTTAAGAAGCATTTTGGTAATCCAAACTTCTCTTCATATATACGACTAATGCAATATTTTGATGATTCTTTATTTAGAACAATACGACAATTATTACCTGCAAGGGCAAATGCTCAAGTTGGTTTATTGGTAAAACCCCACAAGCTAGAAAGGCCAAAGGTTTTAGCAAAACCATCTGCAAGTATGCATGGATACACGGTAATTGAAAGACTAGAACCAGAACCGCTTATGGGTAGTATAGGTATACTTGATTCAATGTCCTTTTCAGGATATTCTGCAGGAGAATTTGGTCAGTGGAGATGGAAGGGAACACAATACCATGCAAATTCCCACTCTGCCTTTGGGCCCTCAGGTTCAACAGTGATGAATCACCAAGGTTCTAGAGAAGGTGGTTTTATGCTTGTTCCTTCAACATCAAATGCAGCTATAATGAAAGATAAGTTTAAACCACTAAATAATAAAGAAGCGGCTCTTGGATTATTAAACACTACTGTTGGTGAAATAGAAGCAGATATGGATTATACTAAATTTGGATATGATCATGTATTAAAGGGTGCAAGATATATACATACAACCGTTGAGTTTCCTAAAAAACCAGATACAGGTACTGATCCAAATGGTGCAAGGGTTTGGAATGCATATTATGAAAGAGATGCATGGGGAATGACAATACATACTCCTCCACATGCTATGAGAAGTGATATTGTTGTAAACTCTAACCAACCCCACCCTAATTATGATGACTATACAGCGTCAAGAGGATCTAGTGAGCATCTTGTAACTGATGGATATGTTAAGTGGGGATTAAATCGAAAACGAAATGCTGAATTATACATACCATTTGTTAGTCAATCTAGAAAATCATTTGATAGAAAAAGAAAAATAAATTATTACGCCTCAGCATATAGCCAATCAAAGGGACAAGCAATTCCAGAATCACACATACTATCTAATCTAGTAGTAACATATGGTAGACAATCGATGCAAGGTATAGCTTTACCATCTCACGTATTAACTGAACCCGCAGAATACCAAGATTTTAAACAAACACCTATTCAAAACCTTTACTGGCATGGTTGTAAATTGGTAGGCTCTGATTTTAATATGGAATCATCTGATACAACTGATGGTGGACCCGTTGTTGAATTCCACGAAGTTAGTCCTTACAAATATGTTGTAGCAGAAGACAGTGGAGATGGAAGGGTATTAACTAAAGGAGAAGGTATAGGAGAATCCCCTGTGCTAGCAACACGAGCAGTAAGTGTGCGTGGGAGTAAATATGTAAGGCCTAGTCCAACTAGAGGTACTTATGTTAAACCTGCTGCACAAGTATTAAGGCCAACTAGAAATGTTGGTAGAACAATTGGGGAATCTCCAAAAGGAGGATCTAGAAATCCAGGCCCAAGATCAACTAGGGGTAGTGGAATTAGAATGAATAGAGGTAGAAGTGGTAGAAGTTCAAGAAGGTCTTAAGCTTAATTAGAATAAGTGAACTAATTTTACAGCAAAGATATATTTATATACGAATAAAAATGAATGGAGTAAACAATGGGATATTTAGATAAAACAACAATTACGGTCGATGCAATTCTAACAAAGAAAGGCCGAGAACTTTTAGCAAAAGGTTCTGAATTTTTTAACATAACTCAGTTTGCACTTGCAGATGATGAGATTGATTATAATCTTTGGGATGTTAATCATTCTTTAGGTAGTAATTATTACGGGCAAGCTATTGAAGCATTGCCATTGGTTGAGGCTGTACCAGATGAAACACAGGTATGTAAATATAAGCTTGTAACTTTACCAAAAAATATAGCTCGAATGCCAACTATAACTGTTGTTCCTACTTCACTAACATTAACAACTGGAGGCCAATCTGCTTTAATTAGTCCAACAACTGTTAACTTTGCAAACGGAAATTCAACATATGGATATACTGCAGTTCTTTCTGATGCTGATGTTTGTTATATTAACGTAGCTCCAGGTGGAGAAATAAGCTCACAATTTAACCCAACAGTTGCTGACTTTGCTGGTGATTCTACTAAGTCTGTTTCAGTTGTTGGTAGAAGATTTGAAATAGTTGCAAAACCTCAACCAATTGAATCAAAGACTGCAACTATAACTATTATTGGAAATGAGACTGGTGGAGTTAAAACAGTTACCGTAACAGTTAATAAGGAAAACCTTAGTTCTAATGTATTAGAACAAGCAGTATACTAGGAGAAATAAAACATGGCATCAATAAGATATAACAACAAATTTAATCGTTCTCCAAGGAGAAATCAAGTAGAACGAGTTGGAGCAAAACGAGAAATACCTAGAATAAGACAGGTAAGGCGAAGACCTACGACTCCAATATTACAACCAATATTTAGTAGATTTGGTGGTGGTGATATCGTAGAAAATAATGATGTCGATCAGGTAACTGCTGCTTTATGGTCTAACCAAGATGGTGTACTACAAAGTTCTGAATTTTATACCTCATCAATACAGAGCCAAAGTGCAGGCGAATACTATGCAGATATATACAGGGAAACAGCAGACGCAAACCCGGATAGAGAAGTCCAGTTTTCAATAGCATATGGACATAATAGAGGATCAGGTTCACAAGTACCTCAATATGCTTCTGTAGGTTTTTCACCTTCAAAAGCTATATATTCCCAGTATTCTAATTTATTGCTTTCTCCAGGTGATGATAACTTTACATTAACAAACAGGTCAGGATCATTACCCGCAGATTTAGAATCTTTTCATGCAATAAATATTCAAAGAACCCGATTAAAAGAAAAAATTGATCCTGCAAACTGGGAATTACATATTGGAGGACAAGGTGGAACAAATATTCTACATGCAGCAGGAACATTAAATGCTGCTGGTACCGAATTTCCAACATACAACGAAAATATAATCAACACATCATCGATTATTCATTTAATAGATGACTCTTCTGTTTCAGACGGAACAGTTGGTGAAGGTGGAAGTGTTTATAAAATTGTTAGTGGAACTATAGCTGATGGTGTACATGGAACAACTCCATATCCAGAATATGGTTTAGTTTATCCAGATAACGGTGTAATGATTTTAGATAGTGATGGTATTAATGGTCGCATTGGAATATTCCAAAACACGTCTTCATTTGCTTACTGTGCTACCCCAGTAACAATGTCAAATAATAATCCATGGGCAATGTTCCAAGCAATTTCAGGTTCTTCATATTTTGCAGCTAGAAATAAAGAAACTGTTCACGCAACCCATTACTTTGTTAGGGTAAGAAATAACGAATATAATTTTAGTAATAATCCAACTTTTACGTCAGGTTCAAACGGTACATTTACACATGCAAGCTTCTTTAAGAATCCTAAGGCTTATATTACTACTGTTGGAATGTACAACAACAACAATGAATTACTTGCCGTTGCCAAATTAAGCAAACCATTACTTAAAAGTTTTAATAGAGAGGCTCTGATACGTATCAAATTAGAGTACTAGGTTTGGAGTTATGATTTGTCTATTTTCAAAAAGATTAAACCTGATGATATAAGTATTGTTGATTATAGTGCGAACAAAAATTATACACTATATTTACAGGACTATTCTGCATCAAAACAAAAATACCGCGAAACTATAAGTGTTTATGGTTATGAAGGCCAACACTATCATTCCTATTTAAGGGATGCTCAAACCCGTAGGGTACTAAGATCAGGCCACGAGTTTATTTCTGGTAGTTCACTTCCAGGAATGGACAATACAACAAACGGCATACCAAAGCGAAGTGTACATGATTCAATTAGGCATCTTTATTTTGGTCAAGATTCTATAGGTTGGACACACCACCCAGATAAATCTTTTTGTGTTGAATCAAGTAGGAATGAATTTAGAGAATTAAATAATAATGTTCAAATTATATCTGTCCCCCAACAAATGATGGGCGACCAGATATTCGCAGCAAACCCAAATAAGTTTTCTATTAAAATATGGAGTGGAAGTGAAGTTGCTGTTGCTGGAGATGTAGAGCCAAAAAGATTACGAGACGACGGCTTTGGAAATATATACGATGAAAGCGCGGGTGGATTAAGTAATCCACTTGGTACATTCTGGGGTATGACTGGTAGTATTGTTGCAAAATGGGGCTTTAACGAATTTTATCCATATCATGATTATGATCATGCTGCTTCAAACAATCATCCTCATCATTTTGATGCCTTCCCATGGAAATTTAGAGATTTATCTAGGTATGATACCCCAACTCATGGTGCTAGGGTTTTCTTTGATTCAGCAAGTATACACGGAACAGGTATAAAACTAACAGGAGCAGTTGGAACAATTGGCGACAGTAATAGATGGAGTTATGTAACAGCCCAAAACCACGACGATATAGATTTTAGGAAAGACGAAGATTTTGCAATTTCACTTTGGGCGTATTTACCACAAGATCAAAAGGATACGACTGGATACCACAATTACATTTTAACCAAGGGAGACGGAGAACATACTGAAAACGGTCCTGGATCAGAACAATATCATACTAGTAAATATCCTTTTGATATAGTAGTATATAATCAAACTGTAAATGTAAAAGAAGGATTTGACTGGAAGTTTTATAAAGATATAGCTGGTTGTACATATGCTGCATCTACCATGTCAATAAGAAATGACTCAACACATTCATATATAACCGCGTCCATAAATGTAGATTTAACTGGATCATATAATGCTGTACACACATACAATTCAGGAGCGTATGGTCATTCAGATGGTCAAGAAACTGTTGCAACATCTAATCTTGGTGGCCCTCAAAATGCATCATCATCCTTTTTTATAGGAACGACAGCAGATAATACTGTAGAATTTAGATTAACTGGTTCTATTGCAAACAATATTACTGCTTCAACTTCACTAACAATACAAGCAATACCCTCCGCATATACTTTAAATGGTTCAAGTTCGTATGTAAGACTTATTTCATATGATGGATTAACTAGAAGATATATAATATCACAATCACATACCAATGGAACAGTAACACAATCAACCCATGTACAAGTATCATGGTCTGCTAATCCCACAATCCAAGCTGGCCAATTTGCAGCTGCGATAACTGGTTCTACTGGTCACACGCTACAGCGTTTTTCATGTTCACAGGCTGGTACACAGTTAGGTATTTTTAATACAATAGCCGGAGCCAATGGTAACAGGTCAATTAATACAGCATCAAACCTTAATACTCCCATTGTGTTAGCAAATAGTCTTATTACAAATGGTAAACCAAATCTATTAGGTGGATCAAATGCTGAATTGGCAATATTGCAAAATGACGCAAACACGATATATATTCACACTGGTTCAGGTACACCAATAGGGGTAGACGGCACAACTGGTGGAACAAATAGGTCTAACTTTACAAAATTAATTGTTAAACATATTAACAATAGTAGTTCTCACACAAATTATCAGTTAAAATTTGGTGCAATATCTGCATCATATGACCCTTCAAATAATAGTACCCAAGGAAGTAAACTTATCTTGCATTCAATGCGTTCTCAATCTGTATTAACATATCCATACCCTTCACTTTACGGAGAAGGATTAGGTGGAAATAGGTTTAGCTTTAATAATATAACTGCGGCTTCTACGACAAGTGTTTCATATGGTACAGCAGCATCATTTTCTGGTGGAACTGGAGGAGGTGGACCACATGGTTCTACTTGTCCAAGTGAATCACAAGTACTTACAGTAAAGGATAAACAAGGAACAACTGTAAACTTTTATTATACAACTGCGTCTATTGCCCACACACAATTAACATATCCAACTATTAGTTTACATGATAGTATAACTGGTTCTGCCTGGGAAATAGCTAGTGCGTCGGCAAACGTAATAAACAAAGCTGTTGAATTTGCATGGACGGCATCTAATAATACTTTCCCATTGCTAATAAGTGCAAGTTATCAAATAATAGCAGATGGTACTCATGGTGCAAATTTAATATTGACTAGTTCAATAGCTGGCCATAACCAAAGGAATGCAATAGATGGATTAGGTAGAATGGCAAATGTACTTGCTGCTGATGATAATGTAAATGCAAACACTGGAAATATATTTGCAAACCAAGGCGAACTATATTCAAATCAACTTACTGGATCCACTGGTCCAGAATATTACTCAGACAACTTTACGCAAAGTTGGTTTGTTTTAACAACTAGAGGACCAGATTTTGCTGGACCAGTTCAACCGTATACTGACGAAACTGGAAGTTATGAAAG